GCCGCGGTTGAACTTCGAGATCTGCCCGGCCGCGATCGGCGCCATGTACATGGCGATGTTGCGGCCCGTGTACTGGAGCGCGGAGCGCAGGAAGTTGTCGATGTAGTCGACGGTCAGCGAACCGGCGACGTCGGCGCGGTTCGTGATGATGTACTCGACGAGGCCGCCCGCGAAGCCGACAGGCTCGCCGGTGTTCGGGTCGGTCTTCAGGTCGCGGGCGCCCCAGAAGCCGGAGTACTCGATCGCCCGCTTGTGCTCGACCCCCTTCACCGCCGACTCCTGTTCCGGCTCGCTCGTCCCGTAGTACTGCACCGAGCGCGAGGTGCGGCTGAACGAGTAGCCGGTGCGCAGGATCTGCGTGTAGTTGTAGCCGAGCGTGGCGAGCAGGATCGCCGTCTGCGGGAAGTCGGCGCCCTGCGGGGAAGCGTTCGACGTGATCAGCAGCGTGTCGCCGACCGCGAGGTTCCCCGACGCCTTCACGCCGATGTGGACGACGACGGTGAGCGTGTCCGTCGTGACCGCGGTCACGTAGAACGCCTCACCTGAGGTCATCGCGCGGAGCACGTCGCCGACCTTCACGCGCGCCCCCATACCGGCGGACAGCACGAGCGACGTGGCGCCGGACGTGTACGCGGTGCCGACCGTCGCGAGACGCGGGAAGTACTCCTTCTCGCGCCAGTTGATCTTCTCCCGGGTTGCCGTCCCCTTCGACGACTTCATCGTGAACGTCGAGAACTGCGACTCGTCCTCGTCGAGCATCGAGATCTCGTCTCGCATGTCGATGACCATCGAGTCCGGTAGAACCTCCGTCGTCGAAACGACGCCCTTCTGAATCGAGGACATGCTGCTGCTCCTCTCAAGCTGAGACGGTGGTGACAGGGGTGTTTCTGTCTCTCGCTTAGAGGGGAGGTGCTGGCCCTACTCCTCAGGGAGCAGCGGCAGGTCCCACTCCTTGCGCAACTCGTTCTTCCGACGGATCACCGCGAGATCGGCCGCCGAAGGCGGGGTGCGATTCGCGGCCCCTTCCGCCGTTGAAACCATGGCCTGGACTTTAGCCTGGTCGGCGGACGTGCGTCTACGCCCGGCCTCCGCCTTCGACGCCTTCGCCTTCTGCGGCGCCCGGTTGCGGGCCGCCGCCATGTACAGGTACTCCCACGCCTGCACCTTCCCCTGGAAGCTGGAGCGCGCGATGTCGGCGAGGAACACCTTCGTCTCCTCCGGCAGCGCCCCCTCCTCCTCGATCAGCCTGTCCATCTCGTCCTGGTAGTCGGCGAAGTCGGCGAAGCGTTCCTGCACCCTCTCCTTCGCCGAGGCCGCCTCGGCGCGCTGCTCGCGCGCGGCCAGATCCTCGGTGAACGGCATGATCGCCTGCCGTGCCCGCTGCTCGGCAAGCTCCAGCATCACCTGGTTGTTGAACGCGAGCGCGTCCGCGCGCCGCTCGTCGTCGTCCATCCAGGCGCGCAGGTACAGGTTGTAGCCGTGCTGGCCGCCGGTACGGAGCGCCTGGATCGCGCCGTCAGGCCCGGCCCCCGCCTCGACCGCGTTCTCGGCCCACTCCTGCCAGGCCGCCACGTCAAGCTGATCCGGGCCTTCCTGCTCCTGGAGCGCCGTCTCGATCTGCTGGCGCTGCTCGTGAAGCTCCCGGAAGATCCGGGTGATCGTCTCGTCCTTCTCGCGCAGCCCCGCCTCGGCCGCCTCCTTCGTCTTGTAGCGGCCAACATAGAAGCCGTCTTGCGGCTCCCCCTCCTCCTCAGCTTCTGGCTCCTCGCTGGCCTCCTCTTCGGGCTGCTCCTCTTCGGCGGCGTCTTCCTCCTCGCCTTCCTCCTCGACTGACTCGTCCGGCTCGTCGAGCGGCTCAGGGTCGCCCTCCATGCCTGGCGGCACCGTCCAGCCCGCGTCCTGGTACGCCTGCTCGCGCTTCGCCGCCACCCGGAGCGCGAACTGCTCCATCGTCAGGCCGCCCTCCGGCTCGGTGAACGCCTCGTCGGGGAACTCGACCGGCGCCTCGACCTGCTCGTCGCTACCCATAGTTCCTCCACATGTCCGTCGTCTCCTCCGGCTCTGAAGACTCCCGCTCCTCGTCCAGTTGGCGCAGCTTGTCGGCGGCGCCGCGCACAACCTTGAACGGGTACAGCATCCCGTCGACGAAGCCACGGTCGTAGTCGACCTGGCGTTGCAGCGTCGCGACCGACTCGCCGCTCATCATGCGCGACGACAAGGCCGCCTTCATCCGCTCCTGCTTCTCCTCCACCTCATGGTGGAGGAACTCGAACTCGGACAGGTTGCCGAGCCGGGCGATCGTCTCGGCGGCGTGCAGAAGTGCACGCTCAGAGTCGACCTCAGGCTCGCTCACACCGACCGTCCGGCGCCGACGCGGGCGAGCGACTGCTGCATCGGCGCGCTCGGCGACATAGAAACAGGAGAAGACGGCGACGACGGCCCGGCGGCGAGCGACTCGTTCGTGATCCCACCGGCCGGGACAGACCCGTTCGTCATCTGGTCGAGGATCGACGAGGCCGCCGGGGGCGTACCCGGTGCGGCTGAGGGTGCCCCCGGCGGCAGCGCCGCCTGACCAGGCTGAGGCTGCCCGGGTGGCGACATGAAGTAGGTCGCCTTGTCGGCGATCCCGTACGAGTCGAGCAGCCGCTCCCAGAAGCGGCGCATGTTCAACTGGACACCGAACTGGGCGGACATCCCGGCCCCCTGGAGCGCCATCGTCAGCAGCGCGCTGTTCTCGGCGCGACGCTCCTGGCGCATCAGCGACTCGCCCTGCACCTCCAACTGGACGTCGTAGACGCCCTGGACGTCGTGCCAGCCGACCTCCAGGTAGCGGCGGGCGCCTCCCTCACCGAGGATCTCGACCACCCTGTCCTCGCGCAGGAACTGCTGGTCAAGCTCCAAGAACATCTGCCCGGCCCGGCCGAACATCGCCTGGTACTGCGACTTGCGGCGGGCGAGGATCGCCTGGGCGATGTTGGTGATGATCGACATGCCGGTGGCGGTGTCGACCGGCATCGTCTGCGACTGGGAGCCGCCGGTGAACGGCAGCCCGCCCATCATGTTCTGGATGTCTCCGCGCAGCAGACCTTCCGCCTGCAACGTCGCGTTCGCCGCGGCGATCACCGGCGACATGTCCATGACGTGGACGGCGTTCGGGTCGGGGACGATCCACTGCGCCTCCGGCGCCCACTCGTACTGCTCCGGGTTGTCGACGTCGGCGCGGATCATCGTGACGACGTTCGCGGCGATCCGGGTCGCGTCGAGACGCATGTTTGTGAGCGTCCACAGCATCTCCTGCATCGACGCGAGTCCCTCGACGACGGACACGCCGGGGATCTGGAACAGGTCGGGGATCGCCGAGCAGAGCAGGAACGGCTTGCGGCCGTGCCAGAACGGGTTCGGCTGGTTGCGCAGCAGCACCTCCCCGTTCGCGACGGTCACGACCTTCTCTGACGTCCATAGCTCGACGATCTCGACGAGGCCGCGCGTGCGGTCGGCGTTGCGGAGCCGCTGCTCGCGTTCCTTCACGACGTCCGAGCCTGCGTTCGACTCGTCCATCCGTGTCCGCTCGACGTACTTCACGTTCTTGTACACGCCGAGCTTCTCCATCTTCACGAGCGTGTCGTAGGTGACGTAGGTGCGGTCGATCACCCACGGCGCCGTCTCGATCGACGTCGCCGACTCCGGGTACATGAAGTCGCGCACGTCGCGCACCTCAAGAGTTGGGTCGTCGCGGACGACGATGACCTCCTCGAACTCCTCCTGCTTGTTCGCGATGTCGATCGTGCCACCAGCTTGGTCGTAGATAAGCTCCGGCGTCTCGTCGAGCGACCGGCGCGTCACCTCTTTCTTCAGCCAGAACACCTTCGCGACCGTCATCCCGGCGATCAGGTCCTGGTGGGCGAGCGGCCCCGCCTTCGACGCGAACTCGTCGATGCGCATCTGGTGGTCGAGCAGGTAACCGCACGTGTCAGCGCCCTCGGTCGCCGTCATCGCCTCCTGCACGTCCATGCCGGGGAGCGCCCGCGGGAACACCTTCCAGGCCGGGTTCTCCTCCTCCAGGGAGGCGAGCATCCCTTCGATGATGTTGATCAGGTGCGGCGGATGCTGGTTCGACCGCCACCCCTTCGGTTTCGTGTCGCGCGCCTGCAAGCCGCGCCACGCGTCGTAGCGGCGTTCCACTTTGCGGGCGAAGTCGTTGTGCCAGCGGCGCCCCTCGGCGATGCAGTCCTTCACCTCCTGGATCGCCTGGCGTTCCCGCTCGTTCGGCCGGTAGTCGGGCTTCTCCTTCGCCATCGCGTTACCCGCCGAGCGCCGACCGCAACGCGCGAGGCGTCACCTGGCCCTGCGTCATCTTGTCGGCGTCCTGCTGGTCTTTCGCGCGCACTTTCTGCATGTTCACGATGCAGGTCGAGATGATCTGCTTGTCCTCCTCGTCCGGCTCGATCTGCATGTACTGCATCGCCAGGTCGAGCATCTGGCCGAGGATGTCGGCCGCCGCCGCGTCCGCGGAAGAGCCTGACGCCGCCTGCTGCTGGCCGGGGTCGACCCCCGGGCCGGGGCCGCCCGGCCCAGGGGAGTAACCGGGGTCGGGGGCGCCCGCCCCGGTCATTGCGGGCGCCGCAGCACCCGAAATCATGTCCATCGCCATCTCAGGCTCTCCTATCCGTTGGCCGGGTAGCGGTCGAGGTTGAACTCGTGCTCCTCCCCTTCGCGCTCCCACGCGTACTGCGCATTCTTCCAGCGTCCGCGGACACCCTTGTGGTGACGCTTCTTCGGGTGCGAACCGTACTGCCGGTAAAGCTCAAGCGACCCGGCCGCCGACATCACCCGGTCGTCGTTGCAGCCTTCCAGTGCGCGGGGCGACGGGCGCGTGTTCCGCTTCGAGAACGTGCGAAGCTCCGAGTCGAGGTCGGGCGTGATCCACGGGCAGCGTCCCTCCCGGATCCACGCCTCAAGCTGGTTGATCAGCAGCGGCCTGGTCGCGACGTTGATCGGGTAGCCGAACGCGTCCCGCTCGGCCGGGTCGATCGTCTCTTCGGCGTCGACGTGGTGGCGGTACAGGCGCGAGTAGGGGCGCCTGCCCTGGCGGACGTTGCGTAGCTCGATCACGACGGCGCGCCCGTAGCCGCCCTGCGTCTCGACGGCGATGACCGCGTCGGAGTACCAGCGGCCCATGTAGTAGAGGTCTTTCGCGAACACGTCCTCGTGGACGCGCGCGTGGTACTCGGCGACCCAGCGACCGTTCGTCAGGTCGATCACGTGCGCCGACGAGAAGTCGTCGCCGGAGCCTGTCGCGACGTCGGCGGCGATCCCGTAGTGGTGGTCGCTTTTCGGCTCCTCGTAGACGCGCCACTCGCCGTCCTTCCTGACGACGCGCGCAGCCTCCTTGTGTAGCTCGCGGAACGACATCCGGTAGCCGGTCATGCCGGAGTCGCGCCAGCGTTGCTGGTAGGCGTTCAGGATGTCGAGGTCGAACCAGCAGCGGCCGGTGAGGATGAACCCTTCCTCCGGTGTGCGCGGGTACGACTCGGCGCGATCCGACGGCGGCAGCGACCGCGCCTTCAGCCGGTACCACTCGTCGTCGCGGTCGGGGTGCGTGAACACGCCGAGGAAGCGGCGGACGATCCCCATCGACGACGCGTTCGACCAGAGGTAGTGGAAGAATGAACCGGCGGCCTCGCCTTCACCGTCGACGGTCGATACGCCGTTCGCTGTCGACACGATGATCGCGCGGCCGCCACCGTCGATGATCGGGAAGCACGCCTTCCACGTCTGACGCGCGAAGTCCTCGTAGGCGAACTCGTCCAGGATCACGAGGGCGGCCGTCTCGCCGTGGCCTGCTTTCGGCGTCGACGGGAGCGCGATGATCGCGGAGCGTTTCCCGGTGGCGTCCATCCACTCGATCTCCTGGGAGGGCAGCCCGCCGCGCGCCGGTTTCGTCAGCGTCATGTGGTCGCGCATGTAGGAGGGGAGCGCCTGGTACATGCCCCAGATGCGGCCGATCACTTTCACCGCCTCATCCTGGTTGATCGACACGATCAGGACGCGCGAGCCGGGCTTCGAGAGCACGATCCAGAGGCCGTAACCGGCGGCGAGCCAGGTGATGCCCAACTGGCGGGCCTTGTACTCCAGCGAGATCGTCTGCTGCATCCACGACTCCAGCAGGTCGCGGTGCCAGTGCCACGGCCCCGGCTCCCCGTCCAGGTCGATCAACTCGCGCTCGTCGGCGGTGAGCACGTCGAAGTCGAAGTCCTCGCCGGTCTTCGCGTCGACGCAGTGCGTGAACTGGAGCATGAACGCGGGATGCTCCAAGGCTTTCGCCTTGCGCAGCCGCCGCAGGGCAAGCTCGTACTCGGCCTGTTCGAGCAGATCGACGGCCGCCATGCCGTTTAGTCTGCCACCCACTTCGCCGAGAGGGGGTAGCCAGACGGACCCAAGCCGACCAGCCGGTAGCCAGTGCTGCCGGGGAAGCCTGACTTGGAGGCAGAGTGAGACTGACGCTCGTAACCGTCCTCGCCGCGGGGGCGCTCGCAGCCGCGGCACCGCTTCATGCAGCACCGGAGAGCGGCGAAGCCCGCGCCATCTGCGCAAGCTTCGGCCGCTACTGCTCGCAGGCGATCAGGGTCGCAAGCTGCGAGTCCGGCCTTTCCATCTGGGCCAGGAACGGGCAGTACCTCGGCATGTTCCAGATGGGCGCCTACGCTCGTGCCCGTTACGGGCACGCCTGGAACGCGTGGGCGCAAGCCCGGGCCGCCTACCGCTACTTCGTCGACAGCGGCCTGGACTGGTCGCCGTGGTCGTGCAAGCCGTGGTAGGTTGCCCCTACTCCTAGGTTGTGTTGAGGGGCGCCCCTGGGCGCCCCTCCTGTTACTTCGCCTTGCTCTTCCGCGGTTTCCTCGGCTTGGCCGCCTGAGCGTTCGTGATCCGCGCAGCCGACTCCTTGGAGTATCCCTTCTGGCGGAGATCCTCGTACATCTTCCAGTTCTTCACCTGCTTGCCAGGCATGGCTCCTCCTTAGACGCCGCCGACGACGATCGTGACACGCGGCCGGTCGCTGTAGCGGCGGATCGCGAGTTGCATCGAGATCTGCGCGTCATCCCGGTAGACGATCCCGGTCAGCGCGTCCTCGACGGCGCGCGTCAGCTTCAACGTGTCCGGCCGCGTCGACGGGTAGACGGGCGCCCCCG